ATATCTGTTCCACATCTCCTTTGCATAGACAATAAATCTATCAACATAGAATTTAATTGTCTGTAAATCAAGCTGCTGTATAGTCCAATCTTTAGTAGGTATTGCAAATGTATTACCACTTTGCCCAAAGCCTTGCCCCATACTTGCACCGAGAGACATAGCAAAACGTGCAGCTCCTGCACCATGTACACCTCCCTCATTACTTCCGAAGACAAAGATACTCTTATTATCTATATCTTCATTTGTCATATTTTCAGGTGTTATACGCATTTAAAATATTTTTTAAGTTGTGATAAAGACATCTCAAGAAGAGATTTCTTATACTCTTGTTTATTGGGATTTTCTCCCTTTACTTGAGAGTTGAGTTTTGCTTCTGTAGCAATCTTGGTTTTCTTTTTCAGAAAAGGATTAGTGTTCCAAGTCGTCATAAAATTGAGTTTATGTGTTGAATTTTAATTAGTTGTCCTACTTTTAATAGCATTTCTCCCATCTTTCCTACGGCTCCGTCCCAACCATCTTCCTTATAGATGATTAGTGCCCATTCTCTTTCCTGTGTAGCCTTCATGTGCCTTAATCGCATCCAGCCTTTACTTTTGTCTGACCAGTTCTGACTCTCTACCTCAAAACCTAAGAGAGTAGCAACTTCTTCAATCTTTTTATCTAATGTCATAGTTATTAGTTTATAAAGTGTGGGTCCCCTCTTCTGATGTATCCTATTTTTCCCACATCTAAAAGTCTTCCGTTATAAAATGCCATATAAAGCTTTTCGGAACTTTTTGCAACTCTGTTTATTGCATCCTGTGCGTATTGCAAATGTTTAGGGTCAATCATATTAACTTCTTTCTTTTAAAGTGATTAATAACTGCCTCTATCCCATGATGATAACAGAGGTCAGCAAAATCTGTACACTTAGGTTCCTCAGATAGATACTTATCAGGGACATTTACATGCTTAAAGCCATGGTGTTTTGTTAACCACCAGCTAAATTCTTTGCCCTTTTTATCATTATCAGATATAATATACCTATTCTCAACAGCAACATACAAATCTAAAACCTCCGAAGATATACATGCAGGGTCCTCTGCCTGAACGTCTGCTATGCAGTTAGTCTGTAAGGCAGTCATCAGAACCATTCTATCCTTCTTGGATTTGGTCATATATACCCTATCACAAGAGGGATGAATTCCCTGTAAGTTATCTACATAATCAAATGGAACATTGCTATCCCATTTCCATTGGTTTATAGAAGTAGTCTCTGTCTTTTTAGGAGCAAATGGACGATATATCTTCCATTTATCTATATCCTCATAATGATAAGCAAAGGTGAGTAAATCACCCATAGGAATCCTCTTCCTATTTCTCCATATCTCCTTTGGTTGGTAGATTTTCTCCCTCTTCAAGTCATCTTCTCCCTGCCCAAATTTAGCCCAGTAATCTAGTGCTCTTTTGGACATTTTTGAGTAGTATACGACCTGAATAAGAGGAGGTCTCTTAATCTCTATATTTGGCTCCTTCCAAACAATAACCTCAGGCTTCTTATTTGTTTTTACACCAGAACATAGACCCAATCCAAAGTCTCTGTCTATAATTCGAAGAGCTGTCTGAAAATCACAATTGTGTATCTTCTTAACAAATGCAAATGCATCTCCCCTCCAACTATAATCTCCAAAGTCCTTGTGTGTCAAATCATTGCTGACCTTATTACCAATGATAAGGGAGGGGTCTTTCTCTCCACGGTGTCTATTTACACAAGGTCTATTTATAATAAACGGACCCTGATAAAAGCGATAGATATCATATGTAGATATCCTCTCCAGAATTGCTTCCTTTGTCAGAGTTTGTTTAACCTTTCCCTTAATCATATGATAATATTTTATTTCTTTCTTATCCTAACTGCCTTACTACTAACTAAATAACACTTATTAGATACAATTTGAGAACCGTTCATATAATAATATGAACCTTTTGGAATACAGACTTTATAAAGATGTATATTAACATCAATGTGATGAATATTACTGTCTTTATATTCTACTGCTTCATTTATGCATCTAAGGCTATGAAATCCAGCTTCTATAGTTCTCTCATTTTCTTTTAACTCCTTTTGGAAGTCTTTCTCTGAATATACCTTACCCTCAACCCAGTGTTGAAAATAGACTGGAGAGTGGGGCGGCTTACTTGAATCAGTTCTACGCAGCCACTTGTATGCAAATATATCTTCTTTTGCAATATTTGCACGAACTTTGTCATAAGGTTTTCTTATAAAACACATAGTATTTTATTTTATAGGTTAAATAATTTAAAACAAAAAAGGAGGACACATTTCTGTGCCCTCCTTCTGTTCAGTCAAGATAACAATTTAGTAATCACTAGATGTCGGTGCAGGAACCTCTTTGCCAGTCTTTAGACCACCAGAGATATCCTTACTTTCATCATACTCCTTAAGAGCTACCAACTCAGTGTAGCCATCAAATCCATAATCACCAGTGACCTCATCTTTGAATTTCTTCCAAACTTTCTTAGTATATTCGGAGCTGAACTTAGGACCGTTCTCGCCACCGTTGTTAATATACTTCATAAAGCTCTCAGAGAGGAATCCTTTACCCCATACTTGCTGATACTTCTTAGTAGAGTCAGTTTCATCTGTTCTCACACCAAGCAATGTAACAAATGGAGTATCATATCCTTCTCCTGTAAATTCATCCTTCTCGTCAAGGGTGATTAATTCTCTCAGTTCTTTATAGTTTTCCTTAAACAGTTTCTTCGTATCAACGAGTACTTCTGTGTCAGCATCCATAAAGTTGAGCTTACCAAGCCAGCTTCTCAGCAGAGTTCCCAGTTCCTCTTCACCAGCAAGTGCTTTTCTCCACTTCTTAGTTCCAAGAACCTGATTTTCTCTGTCAGTAAATGTAGTAAACCAGTTAGGAATAGCAGACTCGTCTACTTTTCCGTTCTCGTCTACAGGTACCCAAGTTGTACCACAGGTGCTATTGATAATCTGAACCTTGGTGTTATCCTTATTTCTCCTCTCCTTATTAGTGAGGTTAAAGGAATAGGGATACAATTCCCCAGTTTTAACATCCTTAAGCCAGAAAGCCAATCTCAGCCTTTCGTTACCTTCTTGGTCTTCTCCAAGATAGACCATTTCTTTGTCATCAGGAGAATCTTCTTTACCAACCAGCTTGTTAATTTCCTCTCTTGAGGGATTTACTGCTACAACTTTTACAGTTGTGAAACCTACATAAAACTTTTTTGCAAACTCTTTTTGTTCTCTTTGTTTACCTTTTACTGCCATATTACTTGTTTTTAAGTTGCCACTTCATTGTGGCCGAGGCCCCTTTTACGGGGCACTTAGGGCATTAAAGATAAGTATTATGTAGGAAATTACCAAATTTACTTTACCTTGTACTTAACTCCTCTCAAAATGAGCCAACGGATAGTACGAGGGTCTACCAATCGTTGACGTGTATCATAATCCTTTGTGTCATCTTTCTTCTCTTCCATGTCAATGAAACGAATCCTTCCAAATTCGTCCTGACTACCATAGTGTCTTCCAACCATAGTTCTTTCTTCTCCAACCAAGGCATCACTTACGGCAGAAGCAATTTTCTTCTTAAATTCTGCCTCACTGAGGATTTTACCACCTTTGTTAGGATAAAGAGCATACAATTGCTTCTTTACCTCATCTTCTTTTACCTGCTTGTTATAGTTAACAGTCAGTGCAACATTTGTAGAGGACAGAAACAGATTGGTAATATCTGTTCTGCTCATTGTTTTCTCATCCTTGTACTGGTCTGCAGATACAAGACACTTTTCAGCATAAGTGCTGTCAACAACAATATCTTCCCCAAAATCATTTTTAAGGAAAACTTGTCCATTACCTACTTTATCTACTACGTAGTACTGTGTCTCACTCAGCTTACAGCCGGGTTTCAATTTTGAATAGTCTGCCATATTACTTTGTTTTATTAGTTACATTGTTGAGTTTTTCATCTTCGTCATCCTTAACACTGGAAAGAAGGTTATCAAGTGTTTGTCCACTTGCTCCACTAAACCCACTTGTGCCAGTAGCTGCAGCATAGTAGGCTGTTCTTGTGAGCGTAGATTTCTTCATGCTCATCTTAACGCCTCTACTATCATCAGAGAATGTCATAGTATTACCTCTTGATACTCCCCAGCTTTGAGCCTTGTTAATAGCTGCTGCTTTCTTAGCAGTCTTTTTTACAGCTTTTGCCATCTCTTAGTTTTTTTCTTCAATAAAGATTTTTGACAAATCAGCTACATCATTATAGCCTTGAAGATGAGGACATCTGTTTCCACCAACTCTTTCCTCATTTCCGGTAAAGTTGATTTTAATAACACCTTCATCATTATAAACATATCCAATACCATCTACTTTTCTTGGTAGGATATCTCTCACCTTACCTGTAAGTGAAAGCTGTTTAGGAGCTACAACTTCTGTATTTTCTTTGGTTGCCAGATACTTATCTTCTACGTGACAAACATAGAATACACATTTCTTAGCTGCTCTCTTAAACTTCTCAAATACACGTAAAGTATCCTCTCTTGACCATCTATAGCCAAATCCTTGACCTAAGGTATGAACAGATTGATAGTCTTCTGATTTAGGAGATAGAGGATTTCCTGCATCATCTCTGTTGAATTTTTGACCTTGAGTAGTATTCATATATCTATATGTACCACTCCACTCTGCCCACTCATTTACCTCACTAAAGGTATCAATTGCTATGTAGTCGTATGGACGACCTTGGGCAATAAGATAATCTGCAAATTCCTCAAGCCACTTCATTCTGCCTACAGGACCTCTGTCATCTGGAACCTTCTTAACCAATGCTTTAATCTTATTGGTTCCATTTTCAGTGTCAATAATAAGGCAGTTAGGTAGCTTAGATAGAAGGGTTGTTTTCCCACATTTAGGTAACCCAAAGAGAATACAACTCTCCATGTTTACTGTGGGATTACTTAATTCTTTTGGTAAATCAAATTCACTGCTTTTTTCTGTTAATGTCATTGCTTTTGCCATATGTAGTTTAAAGTTTTACGTCTTCTAAGGTATCCCATCTCCATAGCTGGTTTCGATTTTTCTCAATCAACCTGAAACCACAAAAGCTAGGATAACTGGAAGACAAATTTACAACTTTTTTCTGTTTTTTCCTTCTTTTCTTTGGCATTTTTTGCAGAATTTTTAATTGATTATCAAGGAGTTATGTGGTGAATTTTCCTATCATCAAAGAACAATAAACCTGTCTTAAGACGCTCAGTTTCAAATACTTCATCAGTAGAGATAATATGAATTTCTGCCTTCTTTTCAGGGTTATCATACTCAAATCCAAGGAACCTACATATCTTCTGAGCACTATCCTCAGGATTGCCAGACATATAATTGATGATACCCTTATTTATAGGAAGAACCGTTATACCAGCTTGCATCATCTTAATGGTTGCTAACTGATTGTACTTTACCCCTCCACAGAATGAGGAGAATATCTCCTCCTCCTTCTTCTTAGAGTGATATACAGGTATTCCTAAATTATCAGCTACCTTAGTAACTCCACAGAATACAAGAACTCTTTCTCTTGAGAATTTTCCAAGTAATTCCTTGGTTTTCATCATCTTAGAGTAGGAATTCTGTATGATATTTATCAATTTCATGTCTATAAAATGCTTCATCTTAGCATCCTTTCTTATGTATGTATACAAATCAAAGTAACCTTTCTCCGTATAGCTTCTACCTTTTGAGGTCCTATACAGAGGTTTCTTATTATCAAGCCGTACTTGATGTATATACATATCATAGTCAGTAAGTATACCCTCATCAACTCCTTGATTTATAGTATACTTATAACAGACATCTAATGTTAAATTATCATACAGCTCATTCCTTGTCTTCTGGGTCATTGTACCAGTAAGTCCTAAAACCTTCTGGTTCTCAATAATAGGTGCCAATTTCTCCTGCTGATTAATACTCAACTCATGAGGCTCATCAATTATAACCAAGTCCCATTCGTCTTTCTTTATCTTTCCTATTGATGCAAAGGTACTCTTCTGGATATTAGATGGTCTCACACCTGTATCCTTAAAGTCACTATCCCAACCAGCCCAGATATCATTCCTAGGCATTAGGAGAAGGACCTTATCAGCATTTAGCTCCTTTATTATACCAATAGCAACCCTAATCTTTCCAAAACGTGGACAACAGTTAAGTATAGACCTATGGTCTGAATCATATAAATACGAACTGACGGCCTCCTTCTGTCTCAGGTCTCTTATATTCATCCATTTCAAATTTTTTGTTATAATAGGAATAAAAATTATGAAGAGCACTGGTTAGAGTAATCTTCTTAACACCAGATGGACTATCAGTGACCCACTCATTTGAGATAGCTGTAAAGAATATCTTCTGAAATTCATTAATGTCGTCAACAATACCACCTCTTTCTCTATAGTACTCAAACCATATAGAAATGGGTATCTCTGGGAGCTTCAATAGCTCTAAATATTCATCCTTTGTCATTGATTATGGTTGTTGTAGAAAGAATGACCTATCCTTCACACTCTCTACAAGTGAATGAAGTGCTCCATCTGATAGAGAATCTCTCCTTGGTAATTCTTTGAACTGACCACAGAAACCATTGAAAGCCAAAGGTATACGTAGGTCATCCTCACCATAAGATGATTTACATATCTGGATACTTCTAAAATATTTTGCACCGTTTGTTTTGTCAAGAAACTCCATAGGATTATAACCTGTTTTACTGCCCTGCTTATACTTAACTGGGTCAAATAATGACAATGCAATATCACAGGCATCTCCCATATCACCTGATTCTTTAACCATTTTTGTTATCGTGAAAGCTGTTTATCTTTCACATCCATAGTTTTACATATATCTATGGTTCAGACTATATCTTCGTCCTTTCTAAGGCGTTCCCCCGCTTTCTTGGCAGATTTTATTGTCCGGTCTGGACTCACTGCAAACCATATTTTTGAATACTCCAAGAAAATTTGATTTTCATACTATCAATTTTGGAAACTTCACTTTTAATAAGATTCCAAATTTTCAAACTTTCCTTAGAATTAAATCTAATAATAAACCTTTCTTTATTTAAATACAATTTTCCTTCAATTTGGAACATATCTTTTAACCATTGAATGATTAACACATTTTCTTCTCTTGAGAAAGAGTGAGTGTTAAGCCTGTAAGAAGGTGGTTCATTATAAATATATTCAATATTCCTTTTAATTGAATACCTTCTTTTTTTGGCTCGTACTTCTCCTCCATCATCAAACATCAAAAAGACTAATGTTTGTAAATTGAAGTATTTAATTATATTCTCTGAGATTGTCTTTTTACCATTTTTTACTAATAGATTATAAACAGGTTTTACAATACTTACCTTAGTAAGAGAGTACCTATATTGTAAAAACGATTTACCTTCAAAATTTGTAATATAGGATTTAATCCCAATTGTCTTTTTTCCAGTTGCTCGTTTAAACGACTCTGTTTTTTCTAATAGTTCTTTTTTGTAATTAAGATAATCCAACTGCTTAGGAGAGTGTACAAAAGAAATTGTGTAATCTTTTTTTAAATGTCCATCTCCTAAACAAAGATTTAAAACTAAAATTTGCTCTTTATTCAATTCTTCCATCTTTGTAATTATTTACTGATGTACTAAAATATGATTTTACTAGTCGTTAGGCATTTATAAGTATTCCTACTTAATTTAGCACGGGATTATCTGTTTCACTACAGACTTTCCCCGTTTAACGGAGTTTAGAGATGACATTAAAGTTTGTATGTCATGCAAGGAAATTTAGAAACCTCACTCCTTATAAGATTTTTAAATTTTGCTATATCTTTTTGTCTAAGTCTTATTGTTAGATTTTTCTGAACATAAAATTCAAGATTGAATTTTTTCTTTAAGATTTCACAAAATTTTGTAAGCTCTTCTCTTTCAAATGATTGAGTAGATATTGTTGTATTATATTTTGATGTGTTACCATCATCCATATAAAGGTATGCCAGCGATATACTATCAAAATTATTATACAAATACTCAATAGGAAGAAATTTTTTATTATTCCTATAAAAAATATATCTTAACTCTTTAAGTTCTATACATGAATGAGTTGTTGCTGTATATCTTTTATATATTTTATTTGTTCTTTTATCAAAATAATTATGCTCTTTATTATAACTTATTCCCAAACTTTTTAGTATCTCTATTTTCTTATCAAAATATTCTTTTTGGGCCTCACAATGAGCAAAATTTAAGCTGCTTGTAAATTTACTACCTTTTAAGATATGTGTATCTCCTAGAATAGTTCCTATTAAAACAGATTTTTGATAACTAGACAAATTAACAGACCTGTGTGACTTATTTTCAAGATTTAGTCTTTTTAATATTGTATGAAGAACTGAACTTGAAATATTAAATTTGTCCATTATAAATTTTCTTCCTTTTCCTTCTTTCCAAAGAGCCTCTATCTCTATATATTTTTCAGTATGTTTTTCCTTTTGCATATATCTATGAGTGTTAATTCACTTTCAATATATGCCATTTGCATGAATTTACCAAATTTATTTTAGTTTATCATCCAGTGTCAATTCTGCCTCTGTATCCTTCAATCTCAATGGATTAGAGATACTTCTACCTACCTGAGCAATCCAGAAGGGAGATGCTCCCTCCAAGTCACGGAATCCCTGCATCAACTCACAAAGGTTATCTACTGCTTGTTTCTTAGTAGGATACTCCTTTGTTCTCTTAGTAAGATTACCATGGTCTATTACAGGAACAACAATGATATTAGGGTCATCAGGGATATAAATCTTCTTATAGGGATTGTCAGGGTGAGTTTTATACTCCCCATTTCTCTCAAAGTACTCCTTTAGAATACGGTATATATCCGGGCCACTTCTGGCTCCCTCATATATATCAATGTACTCCTCAAGTAGTGCCTCAACATAATCCTTATATCTTGAGAATAACTCAAATTCTTGGTCTGTTAGCTTTTCATGCCACCAACCAAGCAGTTTGGGAATAGGTATAACCAATCCCTCATCAAGAAATATCCTCCTGCTTACCCACTTTGCTATTCGGTAATGTTTTGCTCTCTCCATTGAGAAAAGGATAAATTTAATCTTCCTTCCTGTTGTTTTTGAATTCTTTATACACCATTCACAGGCGTTAAGAATCATATCATCAGCAAGGCTACTTTTACCAGCACCAGTAGATGAAAATAGTAATGTAAAAATTCTCTTCCTCCAGTTGGCATATTTACCTAGTCTAGGTAGTCCAATTGGGATAGCTTCATTCTTACCCTGCATACCATCAGCTACCTCTTGCGTAAGTTTATCAAATTCACTCATATGTTTACAATTGTATCATCAGATTTTGCCTCATTCTCGTCACTCTCAAGATTTTCCATATCTGTAACCATAGGGCTCATATTATTCTTAAAAATGTAATATTGAAGTATTGGAAACCAATTCTTTGCCTTTATACACTTATCAATATACAGAAGAATTGTTCTCTCAATTCTATCATACTCATCAAGAGAATACATTTTCATAGCTCTAAGTATGACCTTTCCCAAATCGGTTGCATTTGGAAGAAATGAATAAGGTTTCCCATTTATTGAGTCCCTTACTTGTCTCTTGCCTGTAGCTAGCAATAGTTTTTCTTCACACTTCTTATGTAAAGAAACTATCCAAGAGCCATAATCCATCTTTATTTTGGGTGGAGTATTTGCAACAACTGCAACTTTTGTAGGGATTACAGGAACTGTAGCAATAAGATTCTTTGCCTTATCAGTAAGCTCACCCTCATCTAGGTATCCCTTCTTACTAAGAAGATTAGAAAATCCTCTAATTCTCTTGTTGTCAAGAATTTCAGTCTTGTTGTGAATAGATTGGAGAAGATTATAGTGGTCAAGAAGAAGTCCCTGATTTAAAATCTCCTTGTACTTTTCAATATCAATCATACTATTTTATCTTTAACTGTAGAGGGAAAAATTGGCCATCTATCTCAAAGCCATCCAATACAAATTTGGTAAACTTAGGGTACTGCTTACGTAGATATCGTATAGCCTCCTGTCCACATCCAATAATAGCCTCTTCAATTTGCTTACCAGTCTTCAGTTCAGTAACTGTAAAGATACTAACAATTTCTTTCTTTGCCATACAATTTTAGTTTTTAATTTGAAAAAAAGAAGGGGCTTATGACCCCTTCTTAATTGATTTCATTAGTATAAAGTCTACTTCATTCCTATTACTTATCTTACCTTGTTTGAAGGATATATCATTATTTCTACTTATGAATCCTTCCCTATAATCAGTATGTTCTGGGTAAGCAATACGTTCATCCATTAACTTTATGGCTAATTTAAAAGCTGCTTTACTCCATCCTGAATTGGATTTAGGAAGCTCTATTAGAATAGAGTCATCTATGAATAATAAAGAATCTGTTCCAAAAGATACCTTTTTGAATTCTTTGTATTCCTCTAATTCACTTACTTGTTTTTCTATATCAAATACTTGTGGAAATTTTGCCTTAATTCTTTCTTTCCACTCAGGACAGGCATCTTTATAAGCCTCTCTAATGAATTGGCTATCAACTTCATATTTCATCTTTTAAATTTTATAAGTTATTGAAAAATGGGTGAATTAATATAAGGGTCCTTCTTTTTATTTAGCTTAGCAGCCAAACTCTCAATTACCTTCTTTCTTGTTGACTGAGAAAACGTACCATGTTTAGGGGCCTTATACTTTTTGAATATAGGATAATATCTTAGTAGCCCAACCCAAGCAGTCCATGGACATTCCATATAACCACCTCGTCCTCGATATGCTATATCACCCAAAGCTACACATATACCTTCCGAGTATTTCACAACTCTCATATGTTTAATAAGAGCTCTCAGGTGTTTTATCTCTGCTTTACTCATATAAATTACGTTTAATTCGTTCTCTTATTTCTTCTAAGGTATACTCTTTTACCAACTTTCCATCTAAGAAAACTGTTAAAAGTGCTCCTTCTTCCTCCTGTTCGGGAGTACATTGGTCAATCATTTGATAACTAGAATGATGTAACTTTCCTAATCCATCTGCTGTCATTATCTCTTTAACACAAAGTAGACCTTTGGCAGATTTTTTAGTACCATCATCTGTGATAGGGTCTTTAAAGATTTCCCTACCTTCGATATTATACTCTTTATCACCAACCCAAGGAGCATCACTATTATATGGGACTTTTACTTCTACATATGTGCTTTTAACGGCTCCACCCTGATTGTCTCTTGTTGCATATCCCATTGAGTATGAACCTATACCTAATACAATATTAGTAGAAGCAAATCCTTTATCTTTCAGACGCTTACAGATTTCTTCAGCTCTTTCAAGAGTAATGGAATCTCCATATATAGCACCTATATGACTATCAAGTACTTTATAACCTTGCTTATTAATAGTACCACCAAAAATATCCCAAAGAAGTTGAATAACACCTCTTGATGAGGGTTCTTGATTAGGATGCATTGCTCCTTTATATGGAGATGTACCACAAATAATATCTACAGGGTCACCACTATTACCAGTAACACAAACACCTTGATTTCTTTTTACTAAAATCATTCCTGTTGGTACTTTTACACAATGTATTGTACCTTTATAATGTATTTTAGTTTTAGTAATAGATTGCCCACCGACATAAGGATTATCTATAATATGTGCAGTATAAATATTAGAAAAATGTTCTTTTCTATTATCTTTTGTTTCAGAAATATAAACACCTTTTCCTGCTGCAATAGCTACAAGTTCTACAACATCAATATTTTCTTTAATTGTAGTATCATACTTAAACCTACCATCATTTCTAATAGATGAATCCCAATACTTCAATTCTTCAATAAATTGTTCTGCCCACAAACTATCTAAATTAGGTGTATCAACCCAATCAAATGTTTTAGATACCATTCTATTATACGGTATTAAAACACTAAATGTTGATTGTCCTTGTCTTGATTTAGCAAAATATACGTTGTATTCTAAATCTGTATTTTTAAGTATTTCAAGAAGTCTATCATGTTTTCTTTCTTTTTGAAAATTAAATTCCACTCTTGTACTTAAATCTTTATTTACATATTTAATACAACCATCTGCTTGTAAAGCAATTAAAAATCTTTCATAAGATGTTAATTCTCTACCTTTGCTTTGAGATTTAGGACTTCTTAGTTTTTTATATTCCCAATAATTTTGTTTATATTCAGAAGCTTCTTTTATTGAAATAGAATTATTTGAATTTTTATAAGAAACTAACCTATGATTTGGTGTTACAACTAAGTCAATTTTTCCATGAAAATCTCTTATTTCATACATATCACCTTCATAAGGTTCATTAATTATTTTTAAAGGTTTTACAAACTCGTAAGTACCATTTTCTTTTACTTGTGCTACTAAATCAGTCTCTGTTAAATCTTTAAAGTATTTCCAACCTTGAGGGGTTAATATCTGTGATTTATCATCCAGACAATCGGGACGTATTACTAGCTTTCCATTTCTAGTCATAATATCTTCTTTAAGAGCAGATAAATACTCAGTAATGAGTTTCCATAAATCCCAAGTGTCAGATACAACAGATAGAATGCCTGTAGGGTATTGATTCATTAAATATTTAAGAGTATTTATTTCTTCTTTTTTTCCATGAGCACACATTACACTATGTTCACTTGCTGGTACAGAGAATCCTACATTTTTACTATTGTAGTAGTAGTCTGCAGCTTGTAAACAGGGAATTGTATCAGTTCCTTTAAATGATGTCAGAAAACCTAATCCAGAAGATATAGCAGATTCAGCAGATTGCATACCTCTAAAAGAAAAGTCGTGACCTTGAAAATCTACAAATTGTATATTATTTTTATCAGTTTCTATTGCATATTTGATTAATATCTTTTTATATGCATGGGATAAAGATGCAGAATGTATTGGCTTCCAGATAGTTGTAGATATAAGAGTCTCTAAAAAGTTTGTTATCCAAAAGAAGTCTGGATGAGTATTGACAATTGTAAATATAGGAGTGCCTTCTTTTACAATAGCTCCCTCAGGTAAAGATTTAATTTTTATTGGTAAATATCCTAAGTCATGCAAATCCTCAAATGGAGATATATCATAGTCAGTTCCAAGATATGAAGATAAGTATTCTTTAGCTTCTTTACATACAATGCTTTTATCTTTCTGAAAAAACTCTCTGTTCCATAAATCATTGATATACTTACACATATACTGTACACCAAATACTATTATATCTTTTGCATTATTTGGCATTCTTTTAGTACTTCTACAGGTATAATTACTATATACCCTTGTTATATTTTCAGGATACATTCTTCTATGAGAAGTCTTATATCCATCTGTCATTAAAATAGGATTCATATCGAAAACATTATTTTTTGGATTATTTCATCAAGGTTTTTGTTCAACAAATTGGAACGGGTCCTCATCCTCAAGAATCCCATTGAGCTTCTTTATCCAACTAGAGGTAAGAAACTTTAGTTTTCTCTTTCCTTCTTCCAAATTAGATGCTTCTACAACAAATGGCATATTTACGGTAGTTAATGTAAGTCTTCCAGTAGGATTTACAACATAGTTTACTCTCTCTTTGAAGATAGAGGATACCTTTTTAACTTCCTGATTCAGATGATGTTCCTTAACATACCAGACTAATAGGCTTAGGTCTCTATAGACACTATCTAATCCTGCTCTGTCATCCAACAATGCGGAATAGAAAGGTTTTCTTGTCTGATATCCCAAATCTATAGCGTCCACATTTATACCTACATGGTTTATTCCCTTTTCTTTAAGATACTTCTCCACAAAGGTATGGTCAGAATTAGCTGTCCAGCAAACAAGAGTGCAACCAATTTCATCTAATTGATGCAGTAACTCTATCACCATATCAAAGGTAGCCGAATGGTCATGAAAAGGTGCTACAGTCTGGTCAAAATCAAACCCTACTGTAATTGAGCCATACTTTCTCCAATCTGATAAAAGACGAAGAAACATAGCATTTGGCTTTAAAAATTGGTCCATTATAGTTTATTTTCTGTGATTGAAATAATACTTACTGTCGATTTTGTCAACCTAAAAGCCTCCCTTAGTTGTTCTTTAAAAGCTTCAGCATCCTTCAGATTAATAAAGACTTCGGCCTCTTCCTGAAGGTCGGCAATTATGCTTCGCATACGATAGCTTGTCCATCTTACAGTCCAACTTCTTAAACCATTAACTTGTTTCTTTTCCCCTGTTGGGAAAAATATTTTCTTTAATATACTCATATTATTTTGTATTGAGTGAGGAAATCTTGTGTCAATTCATGCTCATCTCTGATAGAGTTTGTACAGTAAATGTGGTCAATTACTGCAGTAAGTGTCTCAAAACCTTTGCTAAATAACCCATGACTTACATACAGGTATACTTTCCTAGCCCCTGACTCTTTAAGTCTTTTGCCAAGCGTTATAAATGTATATCCTCCGTCACACAGGTCATCTACTATAAAGCAATCTTTTCCAGTAACATCATGACTAAAGAGAAGATTAACATTCCCTTCTTTATCACGATGCTTCATGGCTCCTACTACAGGAAGATTTAGCTTCTCTCCATATTCAAATACCTTCTTATAGGCACCTGCATCAGGAGATACCAGAAGAATATCGGTCATATATCCATCAGTGAGCAACTGTTTCTCCATTACATCTTTGACAGATTTCTCTACATACTCAAAGGATGACCTCTTTGCAGAGTTTTCAATCAGAGCCATTGTAACATCAGAATGTGGGTCTAATATTTCAACCTCATCAAATCCACATTCATTTATAATGTCTGTAATCAGCTTTAAATCAAAGGATTGGAAATTAACAAATCTCCTATCACTTCTCTGTCCAAACATACATGGAATAAAAAGACTCCACCCACCAACTCCTTGATGTTGAAGAACATCTGCACAAGCTCTGACAAAGAACAAATCCTCATAAGAGTTAATACGTTGTTTTAGTACACTATCTCCCTTACGCCTTGCAAGAGGATTGTTGTCATACTGACCAGCTACCCATTTGGCAGATATTTGTCCATCAGGATAACGTAAACGTTCAAAGTGTCCCATTGTCTAATAAAGTTTGCCCACAATCTTTCTATATTTTCAGCACCAACAGGGTTGGCACTATGGATAAGAACATGTGGAAGTTCTTTAATCTTGTTATCTACGATATAGTTTATCATCCACTGCATACAATGATATCCTGTTTTCTCAGTAAACTCATCATAACTTATACCAGTAGGAGCATAGTGCTCATCTGCTAAGTCATGGTCAAAGCTAACCATATCAGGCATACCATTTCTATCAATGTATCTGACAAACTCATCATAGCTTCTAACAATATCCCATTCTCCATTATAGAAATGCCTATCTCTAGGATGAGCATATGTTTGGGCCATTGTTACTGTTCTGAAGTCATCAAGAAATAGTTTTCTCATAGCTCGTTTATTGTACTTTTTAGTTCATCCTTGTCAAATATCATCTCATCAAAGTGACCATATCTGGACGTATGACCAAAGATATACTTGATACCTCTTATTAATCTCTTCCAGAAAGGGGCCTTACACAGATGTATCTGTATATACACAAAATTATCCTCCTTGTCTTCGGGAAATGTTGTAAATATGAGTTGGTGCTCAGGGGAACCACACTCATCAATTAAAAGTATTTGTTTCATATTATTGTTTTTAGTCACTTGAATCGTATTTCCAGTAAATCTTACAGATATCGCAGCTCACAGTATGCTCACTGCCTCTGTTATTGTGAGATATATGGTCACGCTGGTGACCGCTGTCTACACAATTTCCATACTCAGGATAGTCTTCCTTGGTATAACCAAATGTTCTCTTTGGCTTTTCTCCCTTAGATGCATCTCCAGTAGTCTGGTTTCCATCCTCATCAAAATAGACGTGTTTCCAGCCATTCTGCCATCCAAGAAACTTATAACCAGCTTCTTTAAGTTTCTGGTTAAGTGCACTAGGTTTTGCTTTCATAATTATAAATTAAAATGAATTATTATAGTTTGGGTCATGTTCAATAACAGGTGCTCTATATGGAGATATTTTCTTATCTACTAACTCTGCTTTTACTACTATCCCACACACGGCACCCTCATGACCACCCGTCCACCAGTTTATTGATAGTTCATTTTTCTCATCATCAAATATTATTGATGTTAATTTTTCTTTTGGTATAATATATTCCATACTATTGATTTTGTAGTTAGAGCAGGATTCGAACCTGCAACAGAAAGAGTACGCTATCTCGCTGCGTGACCAGTTGTTATCTGCATTACAACCATAAACTCTGTGTCTACCAATTCCACCATCTAACTTACCTTCTTTAAAATAAACTTAATTGACTACCTCCTGTCTTACTCCTTATAGAATCTACAAATGCTTTTGCTTTTCTTGTTTTCTCAATAGCATCTATTCTCTCTAAAGTTTCCAGTATATAGTAGTCATAATCAATGTGATAATCATCACTCTCAAAGAACTTATTAAAATACGTCACAAGAGGTTGTCCAATATCTGTTTCTGCTTCACAGTGATTGTTCACGGGGTCACCGTTATTGTTTAACCCTCTTTTATACAGAACAGTTCCATTGGTTGAGATAAAATATCTTACTAACTTCTTGTGAGTTTTTGTCATCGTCTTGCCATCCTCCTGCCACTGTTCTTCATAGTACATTTTACCAGTAGCCTTCTTTGCTATACAGAAATCATATATATTCTTATGACTTCTGATAAACTCTGCAGGGTCTTTCTTATTAATAAAGTAAGCTTCTATAGCCATAGGAATTATACGCTTACTCTTATTTTTG